CTGTTTTGGATGCTGCTGCTTGTTGTGCCCAATACTTAGCAGAATAACCACTATCATCTACTGTGCCACCAGTATATGTTGCCCAATCCTTTGCTGAACCACCATTAGCAGCATTTCTACGTTGTGTGCCAATAGCATATTCTTTAGCTGAATAATCATCACCATCTACTTGATTAGTAGTATCAGTTGCCCAATCCTTTGCACTTCCTGCACCGTTTGTATCATTAATACCATTACCACCAATAGCCCATGCTTTAGCTGAATATGTATCTGGTGATGTTTCTACTGCACCATCTATTTTAGTCGCATAGTTTTGTGATAATGTTGCAGATGTACTAGCATTAGTCTCAGCAGTCTCTGCTGCTGTTTGTGCATCAAGTGCTTTTTCTTTATGATGTAAAGCTGAGAACCCAGTTGTCACACTATCACTTAATGTGAATTGAGTATCTTCAGCATTTATAGCTAGTTTCTGAGCATCTGCAGCATGGTTAGATGAATTTGTTTCTGCTGTTTCTGCGTTTGTTTCTGCTGTCTGTGCATCATCTCTTGCACCTTCAGCTAAACCTTGTGCAGTTTGTGCATCAGTTTCAGCCTGTTCTGCAGCAGCTTGTGCAACTATTGCAGCATCTTTAGCTGCTTCAGCTTGTTGAACTAGTGAAGTAGCTGCTGTATCTACGTAATTCTTTGTTGCAGCATCTTGAGCAGCTGCTGGGTCTGCTACATTCTTGACAACTTTACTCTCCATGTCCCACTTATCGTCTGACGATAGGGTAACTGAGTCATTAGTTAAGTCAACAGCTTCTTGAGATGAGTGAAAGATTTGTATGTTTGAATTGTCTAAATCTTCTTCAGTCAATACTGAACCAGAGGCAAAGTCTACTGCTCTTGATGCTAAGTCTGTTGTACGTCTAACTTGTACCACAGTTCCACTAGCAGGAGCACTGGTTAGTTGCACTTCAGAAGCTGATGGAAAAGTCAAACCTGCTTGAGCTACTGCATCAACGGTAACACTTATCTCACTAGTCGCAGTGTATGTAAAGGGGATGCTAAACGTGTCTGTGACGTTATCCCCAGTATAGTTTTCATATGATAATGGCATTTGTATTCCTCGTTATTAATGTTGTAACTTTAGGTTTAGTTAGCAAATTGATTAGATGTGTAATTTAATATCTGTCTAGCTCCATATAAAGACTGATAAGGAAGTAACCTTAAAGCTTTTCTATACTCAGACTCTTTAAAGTCACCTTCAGAAAATAAAGAATTTATACTTGTACCTGCTCCATAAAGTAAAGAAAGGGCTGGGGGAGTAATAGCATAAGAGTTACCTGTTAAAACACCTGTAGAAAGTTGAGTTATGTAACTAAAGATAGAAGCTGCTCCTATTTGTCCAGCTGCTCCTGCTACAACATTCTGCCATTCAAAACGTTTCTCAAGATATTCTTCTTTATCACTACGTCCAGCAGCATTAAGATGTGTTCTAGCTACATACATAAGAGTACCCATACCCATAGCTGCTGTTAAAAGTTTAGCAACTGCTAAGGAATCTCCTCCCATTATTCTAACACCTAAACGTTGGCTTTGTTGTTCCATAGATGAAAAAGTAAAGTTCATAAATTGGAACATTGACCTACCTACTTGAGTAGATTTTAAATACCTATTACTAGTTGCTAAATCAGATTCCTGAACATTTGTTCTAGCATCTTTAAAACCTACAGCACTAAAGTCTTCTGCAACATCTTTATTCCATTTTTGAATATTGAGTTCTTTAACAGTACCATTAGGATTCCTTGTAACAATTTTAGGATTATTAAGGGTCTGTATTATTCTGTAACCCATTTCGTCAGTTATACCAAGCTGTTGTCTTTTAATCGCAGAAAAAGGTAATTTACCTTTACTAGCAGCTAAAGCAAACTCATTAGTAAAATGTAACATAGACATCCTACGTAAGAATTGTGTAACACCTGTAAGACCAGATAAATAAGCTACATGTTTTTGAGAAGCTAAAGCAAACTTCTCTGTAGTTCTTCCTGCTTTATTTCCAATTTTCTGTGTAATTGTATTTCCTAAGTCTTCTCCATCCATACGTGTTAAATTAGACCAATTACCCAAAGCCACTTCATTACCTAAACCAAGAGCTTGTACTAGTTCCTTTACTACATTTGGGTCAGCATTTGGTTTAGTTATATCTGCATACAGTTGCTTATACTGAGGAACAGACTTAAGTATAGTCATAAAACTATACTCCATCATAACGTTAGTTAACTCCATTAAAGCTGACATACCAGACATGCCCATGTTAACAGCAAAACTAAAAGCTCTCAGAGCTATATTAAAATCATGTACTGTTTGAGTTTCTCCTCTATGAGCTAATCTACCTGTGATACCATCATACATAAACTCAACAGCATCAGTAAGTTGTTGTATCTCAGCTGAAGTTTTACCTTTAGCAGCTGCCTCATCTTGTATTCCTTTTTTAACCAAAATATCAAATTGAGAACCTGCTACATTAGTATTAATACCATTTCTAGCTAAACCTATAGCACCTGACATTTGAAAGATGTAAGAATTTATTAGTTGTTCACCATCTTCTTCTAGTAAATCACTAAATCTAAGTTCTTCCATCTGACCATTTTTATTAACAGCTTGTATAACAGTGCCTTCATTTAAGATTACACGAGAATGAGCACGTTTAAAATCTTTAGTTGTTTTAGCTTTTGTTAAAATTTCTGTTATATCATCTATAGCTTCTTCATCAAACAAGTCTCCAAAAAGTTTGTCCATGTCTTCTCTAAGAGTTGGACTAGAATCAGTTAGACCTGATTTTCTAAAGTTAGGGTTTATTATACTTCGTGTATAACCCTTAGCCATTTTTTTAATATAATCATTAACCATATCAAAAAGCTGTTCATCTGTCTTGCCTTTTGTTTTACCTTTTTTACTTAATGTTTTTAAAACTTGGTCTTCTATATTAGGCTGACCTTCACGTATAGCTTTTTCTACAACAAGTTCAAATTGGTCATCATTAAACTTTTGTTTTAAGTTATTAATTTTAGGTTCATTAAACTGTCTTGTTAAATAATTATCAATAAATTGTTTCTGTGTACTATTAAAACCAGCTACGTTATATGTTAGAGCTTCATCAAACAATTCATTGTATACTCGTCTGCCTTCTTTTGCTACTTTAATTACCTCTTCACCTACGTCAGTATCTATACCTCTCATGTAACGTGCTAAAGCAGTATTAAACTCTTCTTCAGTTAAACCTGTTCTTTTAACCCACTTAGCTCTTTCTCTAGGTAATAATGTAGAAAGTACTAAACGATATTTCATTTGATATTTACTCATAAGTTCAGTAGTAGATTTAGCATTAGTAGCTTTACCAAACCCTTGAAAACCTGCTGCATTCATGCCCATAGCATTACCTGACCATCTAGCTCTATCTACATCTGAGCTTAATAATCTTGAGCCTGTAGCTAGTAAGTTACGTAACCCAAACAAACTCCATCCAGCTTGTTTAGGTATAGCTGCCATTTCTTCTTCTGTTGGAAGTCCTTTAGGCTCATTAAAAGCTCTACCAGCTTCTACAAAATCAGGATTAGATAATTCTTTATTTATTATATCCTCAGTTAATTTTACTTCATTAAAAGCCTCATAAAACTTTGTCTCAGCTGGTGTTAATTTTTGTCCTAAAAATATTTTATTCTTAATTGCTGCACGTTGTCCTGCTTTTTTAAAACCCATAGTACCTGCATTTAAACCTCCACCTATAAATGCTCCTACACCTCCTGCTATTAAAACGTCATTAATATCTATATTATATCTAACATCATTTCTAATAGCTTCAAAAGCAGCATTCTCACTTGCACCTAATACTGCTCCTATTTTAAAAGCTCGTTTAACATCATAAGCTCTTTTAACAACACCAGTAGTAAGAGCAGCTGCTCCTCCTATTGGGCTAGTTAAAGATGTAGCTAAAGCAGTAGTACCTGCTATGACTGCCCATTCAGCTGGGTCAAACATCATAGCAAATATTCTACCTAATGTACCTTTAAAACCAGCTTCTTCTATTTCAGCTAAGTTTTTTTGAGTAGCTAAGTTAATCTCTCTTTGTTTCATAGCAGTATTAAAACCATATGAATTAGCATTCTCTAATACATCTATAGCTGCTTCTGTGTTTAACCCTGTAGTTAACCTTGTGATTAACTCAGGGGTAAAATTAGTTATAGGTACATCATCTACAACACTAGCTTTATCAGCATGGTCTACTATACTAGAAACAAGACTATCTTCTTTGTAACCTGTACCTACACTACTCCAAAAACCAGCAACTTCTTTGTTTTCTGCTTGTTGTAGTTGCTGATTTAATATAACACTTTCTTGAACAGTGTTTACTATAGGTAAAGTAGTTTCGTCAGCTACTGCTGTCTCTAAACCTAAATCTTTTAGAAGAGTCAATTGAGCCATTTTGTTTCCTTTTTAATTATTCAGTAAGCATCTTACCAATACCAGTTTTCTTAAACCAGTTCTTTAGATTAGAAGCAGTTATCTGACCTTCAAGTTTTAGGTCAAGTAAAGCAGGTACACTATCAGTCTTGATATCTTTAGCTTTAGTTATTCTTCTAATATCTATTTTCTTATCTTTATAGTTATAAGAAGCCATCTTAACTTTATCACCTGAGTTACCTCCTATGAACCAAACTTGGTCACCATCTACTTTGTAGACAACTCCAACATGTCCAAAGGCTGCTTTATACTTCTTCTTTTCTTCTTCACTGTGATACTTAATCATAATATCACCAGCTTTAGCTTGGTTTATATTTACAGAATTGCCTACATTAGCATAAGAAGAAGCACGTAGTTGTTTAAACTTGTCCTTACTTACTAAAGCATCTGTATCATAACCTGAGTCACGTAACACTTGAGTTAAGAAAGCTGCACACCATGCTTTATTAGAAGCAAAGTCTAGTACAGTTTCATTGTCAGGATTCCAATCACCTACAATATTCTCAAAGAAACCTTTAACTGCTTCAGCACCTTCTGAATCTTTCTCAGAAATGCCTAAGTATTTAGAAGCTGCTTCTACAGGATTAGGAGATATTGCTATATCACTAACCATATCAGCAGTAGGTTGTTCTTCAACTTTTAGTATCTTAGACTCTGGTACAGATGTATCAGCATGTGCAGAAGGTATAACAGAGTTAACAATACCTGAAGCTATTGCTTCTACTGTGTCTACAGTTGCACTACCTACATCATTTGCCATCTCTAATGCACGTTCTTTGGTCTGTGTTGCCCACTTAGTTGCAGTAATAGTACCATCTTTAGCTACGTTAAACAACATGTTAAACTGAGCTTTACCTAAAGCTATACCTTGTTCAACAGAGCCTTCTGCATATTGAGAAGCTTCGTTAATAGAAGACCAGAACTTCTTCCAAGTCCCTTTTAAATTAGGAGCACCTAGTTGGAAACCCATACTAATAATAGCTGACTGTGCTTTCTCAGGTATGTTTCTAAAACCTTGTATTTCTTTGTCTAGATAGTTACCAATCTTCTGTACTTTTAATCTAAGTACTGCAGCACCTTCTTCTTTTGTGACATTATCAATATCTTTAATTAAAGCTCTCTCATCAGGCTCTAAGGCAGGTAAATAAAAACCATAGGCTACTGACCTATCTTTTCCATCTTTGTAAGGTTTAGGACTAAAGCCTTCTTGCCTTGCTATCATATTAGATGTTTTATCTATTAGAGTATTACCTTCTATAATCACTTCATCTCCTGTTGTTTGGTTACTAGGTATAAATTCACCTACTTGACTTTCGTCTAAGACAGATGCGTTAGCTGTACTAATAGGATTAATTAAGTCTAATAAAGAAGATTGTTTATTCTCAGTAGTAGCTCCTTTTTTAGTTACTACGTCAGATTCTTCACCTCTCAGTAAGTTTCGTTTTATTAAACCTATAGCAGGATTTTTACTTAATGTTCCATCTTTATTAATTTTATAGAACTCTTCTCCTACTTGTTTATAATCTACAGGTGTACCAAACCTACTGAAGGTAAATATATCTCCTTCACTTCCTACTGTTCTATCTTCTGGTAGTTTAATACTTCCCATTTCAGTTACTACAGTATTAGCATTATCTTCTGGTTTAGGAAATGATTCAAACAATCCACTAAAGCTTACACCATAATCTATATTTGAAAGTTCTGAACGTTTGATAGTACCCATCTCAGTTTGAATTACACCCTCTTCTACATCAGTCTCAGTAGCAGTAGGAGTAGAATATGATAAAGTAACCTTTGCCTTATTCTCATCTAACTTAGCTTGTTCCATATTTTTAGTTACCACATTATATAATATACTAGGGTCACTTAAAATCTTTGTTTTATCCATAGAGTCAAAAAGAGGAACTTCTGTAAAGAAATCATTTTTCTTACTTTTGTTAATTAGATATACTCTAACTTTATTTTCGTCTATTACATCTGCTTTTATAGCTATATCAAATTCATCAGCTTCTAAATCTGCAAATTCTTTTGCATATGCTTGCATTGCAGGGTTTGTAAATAGCTTTTTATTTATCTCTTTTAAAATAACTTCAGGGTTTTTACCTAATGTTGCAGTACCTGCTGCTAAATAAGTAAATCTATAACTATCTCCAGCACCTGTTTCTACAATAGGATTGTTTTTATCTGCTATAGCAAAAGCTCTTTTTATAGAATTCTCTGGGTCATTTCCAAGAGCCATAAAGAAACGAGCATCCTTTGTAATTTGTCTAAGAATTATAGCACTACTTGGAACATCTGTAAGGTCTTTACCTAACCATTTTTCTGTTGCATTTTTAACATCTTTTACAAAATCACTATCAAGTTTAGGTAAAAGCTCATCATCAAACTTTTGTTGAATTGTAATAGCAGCACCATTATAATCAGGAGCAGTATATTCAACTACAGAACTTTCGTCTCCTGCCTCATTCAAAACTTCATGGATGATATATTGTTTTTGTTTTGCTTCTCTATTCATCAATAAATCTAAAGCTTCAAATTTTCTATTCTCATCTGCAGTTAAACCTAATTTAGCAAAAGGTATTCCTACTCCTGTATATAATTTCCATTGATTTAAAGAACGTTGAAGCTTTTCGTTTGTTTCTGTAGTCTGAGTAAAATCACCAGACATAAAAGGTAAGCCCATCCTTACTGAGTTTCTAGCTGGTATAGGAACATACTGTGATTTTTGATAACGTTGTGCTTGTTCTAAAGGAGACAAATCTAAGAACTTTGTCATCACTCCATTTTTGTTCATAAACTCAGACTTAAGAAAAGCATCGCTTTTTTCTATGTCAGAAGCTTGTGTTTTCTTTCCTTTACTGTCTGTTTTAATACCGTTAAAAGGTACATCGTTTTCTAAAGCAAATTGAACGTTAGAAGCAAGAGAAGTATTTTCAGAATTTTTTAGAATATGATTAGCTCTTTTTGCCTTAAGGTCATTCATAGTCTTAGCATACTTAGGATTTGTTAATAATCCAAGTTTTTCTGCAGCTAAATATAAAACATTATCAGGATTAGATTTAGCTTTAGCTTCTGCTGCTGATACTAATAAAGTATTAATTGTTTTAAAATCAGGTTTTAATTTACCTTTAGCATCCTTAATAAGATAAGTATTAGCATTTTTGTTAACAAGTTTAATCATAGCTTCTACTTGTTCTTCTTTAGATGCGTCTGAATTTACAATCTCTTGGTCAAGAAATGCTTGAAAAATTCCTTTGTTTTGTTTCTTTATTTCATATTTTCTTTTGTTTTCAGTAAACTTAGCTATGAGTTTAATCTTAGCATCTTCTGCAACATACTTATATTTTTCTATTAATAAAGGGTCAGTCCCTTTTTGTTTTAAAATATCTGTGTAATCAGAAGTATTTTTATCTATACTATCTATAATAGTAGAAGTTTCTTGCTCATGCCACATATCTTCATTAGTTGCATAATCTTGGTTTATTTTACTAAATGCTTTTAAAGCTTGATGCTCTATTTGCTGATTCTTTTGTTTAAGTCTAAAACTTTCTATTTCTCTTTCACGTTTTAGTTTTTCTTCTAATTGTTTATCTGATACTGCTTTTACTGCTGGAGTTATAGCATTTACAAATTCAGATAAGGGAGAAAGTTGTGGTTGAATCTGAGCAGGACGTACATAAGTTTCTACTAAGTTTGCTACAGGTTTAGTGGAAATACCACTAACATCTAATTTAGCAACTGGAGTTCTTTTAGCCATTTAAACCTCTTATTCTATTTAAGTACTAATGCAAAGGGTATATCATTTGAAGCAACAGGTGTCATATTATCAGCTGTTCCAAAAGTGTTTAAGTTTGTAACAGTTTTATCACCTGTCCATTTTATTCCAAACAAATCACCATCTCCATATTTAACATCCATAGCTACAGCATTAGCAGCAGCACCTACAACAGCACCCATTAAACTAGGTGGTTGACCTTGTTGTACAGCATTAATACGATTCATAGCTTCTGCATTAAGACCAGCTTTTTCTAGTTCAACTTGTGTAAGTAATCTATCAATAGTAGCATCATACTTAGAGATACCTCTAAGCTTTCTAGCTTCTGTTAATTCTTGTTGCTGTTTAACTGATTTACCAGCTACTCCTGCTTCACCAGCTGCTACCTTCTGTCTTTCTTTTGTTTCTAAAGCTTTGATAGCTAAAGCCATCTTATCTTCTGCTACTGCTTCTGATTCTTGTATAGCTCGTTGATTAAGAGCTTGTATCTTTAAGTCACGTGCAGCAACTGAGTTAATTCTGTTTTGTTCATACCTAGCTTGTTGTTCTCTAGCTTGTTTTCCTTTTTCAAGAAAACCTAAAACTGCTTGAGCACCTTGCAAATACACTTGTGGTGGTACTGCCATTTTATATCCTCACAAATTCTAAGAAGGGTTTACCCCCATAATTATGTTTATTAATAAAAGTAAAGCCTAAAAACTTTAACCATTTTATAGCTACAGTATACTCTGCATCAACAGAGTTAGTCAAAATACTATACTTTTTATTTAGTTCTTTTGTCAATCTTTTAGTTTCTCTCAAAAAGGTCATCCATATTTTCTCAACAGCAGGTGTAGTAAGTAACCAAACACAGGCAACCATGTCATCCTGTCTAGCTACTCCATATATACCTGCTATCTCATGTGTTTCTTTTACTAGAAATGTCCAACATTCGTCAGACAAATCTAATCCTGTTTGTAAAGCATTCTTTGTACTGCCATGTGATGCTATCACCTCTTCCCTATCTTCAGGTCTAAGATTATTACATAGATAATCTACATCTTCTTGGGTGCTTTGTCTCACATAGGCTTTCATTATAGTCTCCTAGAACGTAATACAAAGAAACCTTCCCATTCAGCTGACTGAAATATACAAGGGAAGTGACTAGAACTTTTTAGTGTTATACTTGTTTCATCACCATGACCTAGTACTCCAAAACGATAAGTACCTGAGTCAATAGCAGCTGTGTTTAAAATGTTAGTAGCAGCACCTACAATACGTCCAGTAAAGTTCCTAACATAAGGAGTACGTTTAGTATGTGTTACTTCTGCTTGAAAGAAACCTGTATTATTATAAACAACTGCATAGTTTCTTATATGTAGTTTACCTGTTGTTATAGATTTATCACCACTTTTAACAACTGGTTCAGAGAATTGGTATTTAAACTCAAAAGGGATACCTGCATAGACTACTTCACTATTAGCTAATCTAGCTGCTACATCACTTAGTTGTATTATCTTACCTGTTTCAGCTATGTAAATAACACTAGCATCAGTGTAAGGTATAGCAGTTAAGCCACTTGTTTCTAGTTGTACTCTTCTATCTAAGTGTATACTAAAGTTATTAGTAGTATAATTTGTAGCATCATCTACAGATAAGTTTATACGTTCAAGAAATAAGTTATTACTTCTCTTAACTAGTAGAGTTATATCTGCACGATTAAAAGACACTCCTAATATATCTCCAGTAAATGTCCAACGAGACCAAGAGGCTTGTAACTTTTCTCTACCTCTCCAGTAGTATCTATATACATATAGAGCCTGTGGGTCATTATCTGTTTGTACGAGTATCATATCTTCATTAGAAGAAGCTTGTATGTTTATAACTTCACCATCTAAATACTCAGGTACATGTGCTGTAATCTCTGTAGCATCATTAGTATCTGTATCAGTATCTACAAAGTACTCCCATAAGCCAGACCATGCTCCCCTCTTGGAAGCAAAGTAAACAAACCTACCTGCCTGTGCTGGTTTAGCTCTTAGTGAAGCCTCAAACTCTGTAGTGTTAGCTACATTAATAGTCTCAGGTGTAAGTATTGGGTCAGCAGTAACTTTAAACTGTGTTAAATCTGAGAACAATAGTAAAGACTCGTTAAAAGGTACAGCATGTTTAAGTATGCTAACCTTGTTAGAGGATACTGCAACATCAATAGGGTCACTGTCTACTATAGTTAATGCTGATTTACGGAAAAAGTCAAAGCTTACAAATTCTCCTGCTCTAGAGAATATAACATTCTCGTCAGCTAGTACACCTAATCTATTACGGTGAAAGAATATATCATTTAATTTAAAATCTACAAAGGAGGGGAAGGAGTTTGTGTTATCATCTCCTACAGTTCTTGGTTCATATGTAACAGGGTCAAACTGAAAGTTACCATTGGCTAACTTACTTAGCTTGTGTGGCATTGTACTAGCATTTAACTCTGTTAGAATGTTAGGCTCTAGTGTTTCTTTCCACACTTCTTCATCTGTAAATTCAACATAGTAATCATCTTGAGCTTTTTGATTATCACCTGATACTTTAATAACATAACCTACTGGTGCTTCTACAGGTAACTTTTTAAAGTCAGCTGTCTCATCTTTAAATACAAGTAGATGGTCTCCACCATGAGAGTCTCCTACTTCTACTTGGAAGTCTGTGCTATCAGTAGATTGAATATGTAATACGTTACCATAACGTGTAACTGTTAAACCTGATACAGCACTACCATTAGTAATGTTTTGATAATAAGTTGTACTAACAGTAGTACCAGAAAAGGTATTTAAGTTAGTTGCAATAATATCTGTAGCTGCACCACGTTCTGCATTCTGTGTTAAAGTTGTGCTAGACTGTGTTGAAGACTTTGTAGCAAATTCTACAGTACTGCTACTTACACCTTTAGTTAAGACTAAACGATAAGTTGAGGAGTAATCAGCTTGCTTAACATATACTAAAGCTTCAGGATTACGAGTAGCAGATGTAGCAGTTCCTTTAGCTACAGTTGTATTCTTATTTACTATGAAAGTAGTATCAGCTATTGATACAGCTGCCAGTTCTTTACTAGGAATAGTCAAACCACTCAAGTAAGAAGCAGCATTGTTAGTTACGGTTTTAGATACACCATCTTTGTCAAACACCCTTATAGTACCTGCAGTATCTACTACCATAGAATAAAATTCATTCTCATCTCTACGAATAGTATGTATAAAAGCTTTATCTAAGTCAGAGATTGTTCCTAAGTCAGCTACATGTGTGCTGCTAGGACGTTTAGATAAACCTGTAACAACGTTAGACAAACCATTCTCTTGTAGTTCTGCTTGAGTACTAAGCCTTAAAGATGGTGGTTGTTGTGATACCCCATTTATAAGATTTGGGATAGATTGACTGATGAGTGCCATTAAAGTGTTCTCCGTCCCTGTCTGTCGATGATAGCATATGTGTCATAATTATCAAAGATATTATTATCTTCTGTTATCTGGTCAAACTCTTTTAACTGTAATAATGCACTCTGCTCATCTCTTAGTTGAAAATCATGTAACGTACCTGAACCTACTACTCTATCTTGGAAAACTCTAGTAGCACGTAGTGTAACATATCTTTTAGCTACCTCAGGTAAGTCATCAAAGTTTAACTGTACTATGACATCTAAGTATACATTAGTCCCTATGTTAAACGTGTGGTTCTTCTTGTCATACATCTTTAAACCACGTTGTACTAAGTCAGGACTCTGTGGTGCAAGTGTAGCATCTGCTCTTAATATATTATTAGGTAGAATTATTTCACCATCTGTACTTTGAGCAAAGCTTTTGTTTAATTCTTTGTTGAAGTGCCAACCCATAGATTGTACTTCTCTATCTATTGTGTTTAATATTGTTTCAGCTATTTCTGCTTCTATTAATCCAGAGTCTAAACTACTTACTGGTGCTTCTCCAATAGCAGATAACATTGTATTGACTGCATCTAGCTGTGTTGTTCCTGCCATTACATTCTCCTATGCTTTCCATTTAGTCTCGTTAGCCCAATGAGCTGCAGATGTTTCACCCTTTGCAATATTCTTTCTATGTCTACTTCTAAACATATCACGTTGTTTTTTAGATTTATTAGTCTCAGCACCTTGTTCACCAAACCTAATCATCTTAGGCTTGTCTTTAGTACCTATCAATACAGCATGTGACTTTGTTTTATGAGATGGAGTACGTTTAGGTATACGTAAACCACTAAAGGTTTCTCCCCTATACTCTATACTCATTTCTTTTTCTTTCCATACTTAGCCATTATAGCAGCTACTTGTTTCTTAGGTTTACCACCAAAGGACATCTTCTTACCAGTTTCTTTGGCTTCTTTTTTAGCTTTAGCTACACCTTCTTTAGTATACTTATATTTCTTTCCACCTACTTCTGGCATAATACACTCCAATAAAAATAGAGAGAGGCTCTAGAAACCTCTCCCTGTTATTATAATTAAACTTCAAGTAATCCAATACAAGCAGCAGGACGTAATACGTTGTGTCCCATTGCATACTTGGCTACCATTAGTGTACCTTGTCTATTGATTTGGTACTCTGATTCCATACCTAAGTC